AGTAGCTTCATGAGTTACCCCACTAGTCTGTCTTCTGGTAGCCCATGATCTAGGTTGTAACGTCTAGCCTTAGCTGTGTAAGATTCCCATTGTGGAACTACGTAAGTTTCAGCTTCTTGTTTTTTGTTTGACCAAATCCATCCAAATAGTTTTTTCATTGTTAATTCCTTTCTATCCCAACCGCACCAACAAGCTAACGAAACATTTAAATTTAGGAGTCATCGTTAATGATATGTTTACGTACTTACTGCTAGCCACTTGGTAGGCTTTTTGTTGATATTGTTTAAAAAAAGGATAATTATTTTTTTCGCTTCGCTAGCTCACTGCTACGGTTGGGATGTTGATATTATTTGAATCTGTTTCTAGTTTTCCATTCGATGAAGGATTTAAAACCCTCGTAGTTGATGAAAACCAGTTTGTGTGTTGGGTTGAATACGTAGTCCCGAAAGTCTTTGTTATCCCTCATTTCTCTGATGAGGTTCTTCGCCATTGACTTCCCAAGACCTTCCCACCGTTGCATGAGGTGATCATAGTCTCCCCACTCAGCCGTTTCGTTAACTCCGACTGGTTTATAAGTAATTTCCATTGGTAGTCCTTTCTAATCTAAAGCGTTAAGCGTTCTTTATTAAGAAATTTGTTGACGAAATACTGTTGACCTTTGCCAGTAACCTTAGTTGTCGTGTTGGTAGTTGTATGGCCGTCAGCGTGATTAATATTTGTTACTTTCAACTCAAACAGCTTTAAGTCCATGCTCTTTTGCGTTGGTTGATTCCAAGAATTCCCACGGCGACTAATTAGATAACCGTTAGAGCGTAGCCATTGAAAGAGCTTGTTTTGACCAATATCAATTCCGTTCTGTTTCAAGATTTTAGCCAGTTCTCCGATTAGACAAGATGACTTGCTAGCACTGACAGCGTCAGCAAACAGCACCTTAGGACGGTCAGCTTCGATTTGTGCTTCTAGCTTATGGACTTTCTTATCAGCCATGAGCAATGCCCTAGCCATGATTTTTTCTGGACTATTGAAGTCTTTTTCAACTTGGATGAAGTAAGTTCGGACTTCCTTACCTTTGTCTGTTCGCTGAATCATTGCGATTTCTTTCGCCATGTCTAGCTTAATGACGTGGTCTTGACTTGGTCGCCCTCCGGTACTTTTGCTCAAAAATGAGCTAAAGTCTTCACCTTCTGTAAAACCATATTCGGTCATACGTGGGAACCAATCTTTATAAGCTGTTTTAACACCTAGAGCTTTATGTAGTTGTCTACCAGAAACAACCGGCTCATGATTTTCGTTTAATGTTACGTTGATTAATTCGTTCATTGTTTGTTCCTTTCTAAATTAGCTTTGTCAGCTAATGCTTTTTCTTTTAAAACATTAAGACCGAATGGATCTTCTTTGATTTCCAAGCAGGTTTTTCAATCTGTTCAGCTTGGTTGATAAGTATTTCACGGTCTTTGTTTCTTGCCTTGAGTTCTGCGTCGATAGACTCAAGACTTTTTGCGATGCGTTCTAATATTTCGTTCATGTGTTATCCTTTCTAATTTTGATATAATTGGCTTATCTTTGATGAAAGGAGAGACAAGCCATGATTGAAAATTTTGATGATTTCTTAGAAGCTAAGTATCCAGAAATTCGAAGCGGTATCAACGAATCTGTTAGCGAAGCTTTGAAATCACTTGTTGACAAAGGTATTGAGTTTGATAGTGAAGTTGTTGCTATTTCAAGTGCTATCGCATTCAATACAACTTGCGAGATTCTAAAGGCTTATGATTCATATGTGCAAGAGCACAAGAATCAATAGTATTCATTACAATCTCTAAAGCTTTATTAGCGTTTACCACTTTTGGTAGGCGCTTTTTTTGTCCAATATACGGATATCGTTTTGGTTTCATGTTTGCTCCTTTCAGGTCAACTTAGCAAGTAAGGTTAATTTCACTTCTGCATAGCCGTCCTCGGTTGTGCTTTTTATTTCAAATTCCGTAAGAGTTTTTAACTCTTGACCGTCCAAGGACACTTTATCTTCACGGATTTTGATTTCATTCATAGTGTCTCCTTTCTACACCTCTCTAATTACGCTTCAAACAGACTTCCTTGATGGTTTGTGGTGAAAATCTCGTTTTTTAGCTCTGGATCATTCAAGCCCCAATTTTCGATAAAGATAACGGCATTCTTAAATTCTTTAGCAGGAATTTCTTTGCGTCTCACACCGAAACGGTCAATAATTCCTTTGTTGATGGCGTGATACGCTTTGGCGCGAATATGATTATCACGGTAAGCCTTGCTTTTCTTGCCTTCTAACAATCCAACAATCTTGCTGTTTACAAGGTTAGTTAGTTTAATTTCTTGTGCAGCGTTCACTCTCATGTTGTCTTCTAGGTTAGCGATACGCTCCTCATGGTTCTCAAGTGCATCTAGCATATTTCTAGTAACTGCTAGGTGTGACACTTGTCTTGCGTGGTCTTTGCTTTGACCGATAATGTCGTATGTCATAAGATTTCTCCTTCAATTACATCGTCTTGTTCCAGTATCTCCGAAACGTTACGGCTGAGACTGTTAAGCATTGTTAGGAATGTTTCGAGCTCGGTTCTAACTTTCGGATTGTTTAGCGCTGGTTTGATATCCAGAAACGCTACACCGCCAAAGTTAGCAAGGAACTTGTTCCCTTTTTCCAAAAAGTTGATAGTGTGACGGTAAGCAGATACTTGCTTTTGATAACTGTCTAACTGCCCTTGCGACTGTTCGATAGCTCTTGTCAATTCGTCGTATTTAGCTGATTTTTCGTCAACCTCTTGACGTTGATCCATTAACTCTTTGAGTTGTGATTCAATGATTTGCACTCGTTCGTTAGCCGCTTGTTCGCTTTCTGAAAGCTCTTTGTTTTTTGCTAGTAGTTTTTTGTTTAGCTCTTGCGTAGCTTTGTAATCGTCTGGGATAACTTCCTTTTCAATTACTTTTTCAGTTGGTTTGACAAGTCTAGTGCGTTCTAACTCACCTTTGACTGCTTCCAACGCTTGCTCTTTGAGTTTGAGTTTTCGTTTGACCTCTTGCAATTCTCTGACCGTTGGTGTCTCGCCTTGCTCAATCTTTTCGATTTGCTCTTGCCTTGATTCGTCGGGCAGTGTAGCTAGCAAATAGAGAGCTCTATTTCCTAAATGTTGCAACGTGGCAACATTTGGGAGTTCCTTTGCTACTTTCATCATTCTGTGTGCTAAGGTTCGCTCTATATCCATTGTTTTTAACCACTCTAAGAATTGCCCGTGTGCTAGGTCGTTTTCTTTGACGTGGTTCAATCGTCTACCAATCTCCCAGAATGATTTCCCTACATTTTCTTTTTCTTCTCTAATTTCCGATTCAATCTGAGGTAGGTTGTTCGATAATGCTATTTCGTTCATCTCATTCCTTTCTAACTTATACGAATTTTCGTATATCTAGGTTAAAAAAATTTAGGCTTCAGCACGTTCGCTGAACAGGTATTCTAATTCATATTCTGGGAAGAATGCTTTCTTGATAGCTACCGTCTCGCCAAATTTGAAATCAGATACACCATCGATTTTGCTACGAACCGTGCGGGAATCAACACCTAGCAGGTCGGCGATGTCTACTAATGCGACACCTTTAATCTTACGAATTTCTTCGATATTTTTCATTTGTGTCCTCCTTCCTTAAGCTTGATTTAAGTATATACTAATTTTCGTACATAGTCAACAGAAAAATACGATTTTTTTTACTTTTTTTATTTACCCACTCAATTTTCTGTGGTAATATATAGAAAGAAAGAGAAATGAGGGTTACAAAAAAATGCAGGCTGAGGAAAGAATTAAAGAACTGATTATAGCTAAATATGGGAATGTAAGAGCTTTTGCAACAGAAAGTGGCATCTCTTATACTACCGTTCGCTCTATTTTAGAGCGTGGTATCATGAATGCAAAAGCTGAAAACGTCTTTAAAATCTGTCACTTGTTGGGGATTTCACCGGACACACTCGCTGAGTGGGGTGTTACGGATGAACCACAACAACCCAACGCCCACGATATTGACGAAATCATAGCCAATGCAATGATGTTCGACGGTAAACCACTTACCGAGGAAGATAAGCGGGCAATTCGGGGCATAATTGCCGGCTATATGAACAGCAAAGAGAAGTGAGGTGCTATGACTGAAAATGAATTGCTTGAGCAGTTCGCCGTGTCTCTTTGTGAGTTTAGTTCTAACGAGTGGTCACGAAACGGCTTTCTCGACCCTATAAACAGGGTTGTTTACATCAACGGGGATTTAGACCAAGACACTCGTTTAAAGGTCATTCTGCACGAACTGGGCCATCTTGAGCATAATTCCAAAGACTATGAGCGTTTGCGTGAAAAATACGAAGCTCAAGCTAATAGAAATATGATCCATGAGCTACTAGTTGATTATTTAAAATCTACTGATATCTACGATTTTAATTGGGTTCGCTTCGCTGCACAGTATGATATCTCAACGACTTGGGGCGAAGCGATGATACAAGATGAATTTAGGAAAATTCAGCAAACTGTTATTTAAAAAAGGAGAAAATGAAAATGAAAATGGATGATGTTAGAAATGTACCCACTTACTTAAAATTCGAAACAACTTTTGGCTGTACTTTTGGTGGGCTTATTTTAGGTTTTATCTTTCCTCCTTTTTGGTTATTAACGTTTGTGGGTATTGCTTTACTGTTCGCACGACTTTTTTGGGAGATAAAACACCCTATGACTAAAGAGCAAAAAGAACAATCAATAATAGAACGAGCAAAAGCGAAAGAGGAATTTCGACAAGCGAAAGAGGAGTTGGGGGATAGCTTACGACAAGCAAGAGCTGTAAAATGCCCTCATTGCAAAAGTACGGACGTTGAATTTATGGTACAGCAAAGAAAAAGTTTCTCGATTGGTAAAGCCGCTGCCGGAACTATTATGACTGGCGGTGTTGGTGCTCTAGCTGGTTTTGCTGGCAAGAAGGGTAAAAAAGAGTGGCACTGCAAGAACTGTGGTGCAGTCTTTGCCACTAAAAAATAAAACAAAAAAGCCCTACACTCACCGTCGCCAAACTTAGAGTGTAGAGCAAGCATCACAGAAAATAAAAACACTATCACGGTAAAACAACCTAACAAGATTGTGTTCTTTTTTCTGTACCCATTTTACCAAAAATAAGGAGATGTGACAATGTGGGTAGAACAATTACCAAATGGGAAATATAAATATTTCGAAAGATACAAGGACGCTTACACTGAAAAATGGAAACGGGTATCTGTTACTCTAACCAGTAGGTCAAACCGAGCAAAGAAAGAGGCTCAACGCTTACTTGATGATAAGATAGCCCAGAAGATAGAATCATCAAGCACCACTAACGTGTCATTCCATAGTGCCTTCAATGAGTGGTGGGAGTTCCACCAAAAGCAGATTAAGTTAAGCTCAATCAAGAGCCTTGCAGCATCCGTTAAGCGAATATCTGATACTATCGAACAAGGTACTATCTTATCAAACATCAATGTCAGATTCATTCAATCTCTACTGGACACTGAAGACTGGACAGATTCACAGAAATATCGTGCTAAGACTGTTTTAAATACATTCTTTGACTATGCTGTGGATCAACAGCTTATTTCTGACAATCCCTCACGGAAAGCACGACTGCCAAAGAAGACTAATAAACTTGAGAAACAACAAGCTGCCAAGAATAAATACTTAGAACCAGACGAATACAGTCGCTTGCTGAAAGAACTCTATCGAAAAGATATAACGCTGAGATATGCCCTAGCGTGTGAGTTTATGCTCCTAAATGGTTGTCGGATTGGCGAACTGGCTGGTTTGACTGTGTCAGATTACCACAAAGAGACACGCTCTCTGGATATCCACACCTCATTCAACAGATATATCCCAGAGAATGAGGGAACGAAAACAGTCGCTAGCTATCGGACTACCTACCTCACTAATCGAGAAATGGATATCATTGACCAGATACTAGAATTGAAAGCGTTAAGCGAATCAACCAATCCAGACTGGTATCGTAGTGATAAAATCTTCACGACCAATACTGGTAAGCCTATCCATAGCACAATCTTAAGTGCATCACTCCAGCGAGCTAATACTAGACTGGAAACGCCTATCAACAAACACTTATCCCCTCACATTTTCAGACATACCACGATAAGTATATTGGCTGAAAACAACGTGCCACTTAAAACCATCATGGATAGGGTTGGTCATGCAGATTCGGAAGTAACTACTAGCATCTATACACACGTCACAAGGAACATGAAGGATCAAGCGGTCAATGTTTTAGATAATATCATTACGAATAATCTTGCCCCTTCCTTGC